TGGACGAGTGGGGAGATCGTGCTTCCGACGATCCCCGGCTCCATGGCATCGGGTGGCGTGATCCGGGTGGGTGGCATCACCGGACGCATCCGAGGCATGAAGTACAAGCGCCCCGATGGTCGCAGTGTCAGGCCATCCCTGGTGTTGATCGACGATCCCCAGACCGACACCAGCGCCAAATCACCCTCCCAGTGTGCAACCAGGGAGGCGATCCTTTCCGGGGCCATCCTGGGCCTTGCAGGGCCAGGGAAGAAGATCGCCGGGCTGATGACGGTCACGGTCGTCACCCAGGACGACATGGCCGACCGGATGCTCGACCGCTCCAAGCATCCAGCGTGGCAGGGCGAGCGAACGAAGATGATCTACTCGTTCCCCAAGAACGAGATGCTGTGGCAGAAGTACAACGACCTCCGCCGCCTCGGTCAGGCAGATGGCACCGGGACCCAGGCAGCGACCGACTTCTACGTTGCCAACCGCGCCGCGATGGACGAAGGGTCGCGCGTCGCATGGGAGCAGCGATTCGATCCGAACGAGGTTTCGGCCATCCAGCATGCGATGAACATCCGCTGCGATCGCGGCGACTCTGCCTTCTTCGCTGAGTACCAGAACGATCCACTGCCCGACGCATCGGACCAGATGATCGTCCTGACGAAGGAGGTCATCCAGAAGAAGCAGAGCGGATTCGGCAAGTCGATCGTGCCTTCGGGCACGCAGCATGTCACCTGCTTCATCGACGTTCAGAAGACGATCCTCTATTGGATGGTCTGCTCCTGGCAGAACGACTACTCCGGTTCGATCATCGACTACGGCACCTACCCCGACCAAGGCCGCGCGTACTTCACGATGCGAGACGCGAAGAAGACGATCCAACTCGTCCACAAGGAATCGGCCTTTGAGTCGAACCTGTACGAAGCCCTGTTGTCGGCGTTCAATCGCATCGTGGGTGTCGAGTACAGGCAAGCGGACGGGACGGCATTCAGGATCGAGCGAGCGCTGATCGATGCGAACTGGGGCGAATCGACCGACATCGTCTACCAAGCCTGTCGAACAAGCCCGTTGTCGGCAGTCTTGACCCCTTCCCACGGTCGATACGTCGGTGCATCTTCTCTCCCATTCAGCGAATACGCGAAGCACCTGGGCGACAAGGTGGGCACCAACTGGAGGATGCCTGCATCAGGAGGCAAGAGGGCGGTTCGCCATGTGACCTACGACACCAATTTCTGGAAGTCGTTCTCGGTGGCGAGGCTCCAGACATCGATCGGTGAGCCTGGATGCCTGACGCTTTTTGGGCCTGCCGATCACGGGAACCTGTGCGACCACCTTTTGGCGGAAGCGCCAGTGAGAACCGAGGCACGGGGCAGGGTGGTGGACGAGTGGAAGACGAAGTACGTCGGCCAGGACAACCATTGGTGGGACTGTCTCGTCGGGAACTGTGTCGCAGCGTCGATGCTTGGCGTGAGGACGATTGGCGTCGAAGGTGGAACGAAAGAGCGTAAGCGGTACGGCGGAAGCGCCGGGCCTTCAACAGGAGCAGCGTGATGAGCAGGAGAGAAGAAGCGTGGCCGGTCATCTACCCCCTGCCGATGGTGAAGCGCATCAAGAAGCGCTGGATCACGGTGGAGAAGGTGATCAACAAGGTCGAGATCGAGGTGCTTCGGAAGTATGCCGAGGAAGTCGGCCACGAAGAGAGCGACGATCCATACCGCAAGTCCACGATGGCCCACATCGGGCCCCAGCAACACAAGTGGGTCTACCAGCGTTTCGCGAATGCGATGGTCGAGGCGAACAACCGAGAGTGGAGGCTCGGGGTGTCGGGCTTCTACCAACCCATCGCGGTGGTGACGTACCAGAAGGGTGGATCGATCGCTGCTCACACCGACTACACCCCCGACTCCAACACGAAGCTTGGGATCGTGGTCATGCTGTCGAGGATCGGAGACTTCAAGGGCGGCGAACTCGTCTTCGAGGATGAACGGCAGCCCGAGCCCCTTCTTCCCGGCGACGGCATCATCTTCCCCGGATACGAACTGCACCGGGTGAACGAGATCACCAAGGGCACCAGGGTGGTCGCGGCAGGCTGGCTTCAGGGTCCAGAGTGGTCGTGATTTGCCGCCGGTGTTGCCAATCTGGTACAGGGTGAGCAGGAGGACGCTATGGCAAGCACCCAGGAACAGATCGACGCGCTCATCGCCGCGATGCTCGCAAACGCTGCCGGGCCCCTCCAGGCCAGCAACGACACCGGCAGCGTCACGGCAAGGCCCCTGGCAGAGCAGATGGAGGCCATTCGGTTCTTGGAGGCCCGGAGGGCCTCACGGGACCCCTTCGGCTGTCTGAAGGCCACCCAGATCGCTCCTTCGGGCACGGTGTTCCATGCCGACAACATCCGGTACATCGACCCGCGCGAGGCATACCCCCGGAGGCACGGGTAATGGGGCTTTTCGGAGGGTTTTTCAAGGCATTCGGTGGCAAGCCGAAGGCCGACCGGCAGACGTTCTCGATGGTGCCGAGGCGGCTGAACGCTCGGTATGACGCTGCCGTCACAAGCCCCGAGAACGCCGCGCACTGGGCCATGGCCGATGGCCTGTCTGCCGATGCCGGTCAGACGGCCGGCGTGCGCCGAACGCTCCGCAACCGCTCGCGATACGAGAGCCAAAACAACTCCTACTGCCGTGGGATTGTGTTGACGCTCGCGAATGACACGGTGGGCACCGGCCCGATGCTCAAGCTGTCCACCGGCCAGGACGATGTCGATCGAATCATCGAGAAGCGATTCCATCGGTGGATGGAGCGCATTTCGATGCCCGCCAAGCTCCGCACGATGGTGCAGGCCGAGGTGGTCGATGGTGAGTCGTTCGGGCTCCTCGTCAACAACCAGAGGCTCGGTGACGGGGTTCAACTCGACGTTCGTCTGGTCGAGGCCGACCAAGTCGCATCGCCGTACAGGTTCATGTCGCCCCAGGAGGTCGATGGGATCGAGTACGACGACGACGGGAACCCTGTTTTCTACAGGGTTTTGAAGCGGCACCCTGGAGCGCTGACGGGCCTGTCGCTGGTCGAGGCCGACGACATCCCTGCCGAAAACGTGATGCATCTGTTCCGGCAGGACAGGCCCACGCAGCACCGCGGCATCCCCGAGATCACGCCAGCCATCCCACTGTTCGCGATGCTTCGACGGTACACGCTCGCGACCCTGTCGGCAGCAGAGACAGCCGCCGACTTCGCTGCCGTTCTCTACACCACCACCCCAGCCAACGACCTCCCCGATGTGGTGCCGTTTGAGCCCCTGAACATCAAGCCCCGGTCGATGATGGCGATCCCCGAAGGGTGGCAGTTGGGGCAGATGCAGGCAGAGCAGCCGACCACCACCTACGGGGCCTTCAAGACCGAGATTCTCAACGAGATCGCCCGCGTTCTCTCGATGCCGTTCAACATCGCGGCCTGCAACTCCTCGGCCTACAACTACTCATCCGGCAGGCTCGACCACCAGACGTACTTCAAGAGCTTGCGGGTGCGGCGGGAGAACATCAGGGTGACGGTTCTCGACCGGGTTTTCAGGGCCTGGGCCGACGAAGCCGCGCAGATTCTGGGCGTGATTCCCGACGGCGCCGGGCCGATCGAGGAATGGGAGTGGTCGTGGGTGTGGGACGGGAACGAACACATCGACCCATCGGCAGAGGCCAGCGCCCAGGTCATGCGACTGGAGGCCAACACCACCACCCTTGCCGCCGAATACGCCAAGCTCGGGCTCGACTGGGAAGCCGCCCTCGAGCAAAGGGCCCGCGAGTACAAAAAGCTTCAGGAACTCGGGCTTCCTCTTCCCGTGCCCCCGATGCCACAGGCCGATCCGGCGTCGAAGGACGGTGGCAAAGCACCGGCAGGCGACTATCCAGGCGCCCAGATCGAGGATGCGGTTTCGTGACCGTGTTGCATTTCTGTGTCGCGATCGGATAGAGGTGGTCCCATGAACAACGTCCGCATGACTGCCGCGCTGGAGCCGATCGAGTCGCCGGAAGACTCCTCGACGCTCCACGCATCCGCCCCCGCCGCCACGGTTCCTGCCGGTGGCGTGATGAAGAAGTCGGGCCACCGACGCTTCAAGGTGAACGCCTACACCGGCAGTCTGATGCGGATGGAGTGGTCGAAGGAGCCGGTGGTCGTTGACCTTCAGGGGATGAAGTGGACGAACCAGCAGCGCCCCATCCTGCTCCAGCACGACAACACCATCGACGGGGTCCTCGGCCAGACCACATCGCTCCGAATCGAGGGGTCCAACCTCGTCGTCGAATGCGAACTGATGCCGACGAACAACATCAAGGCGTCGAAGGTCATTGGCCTTGCGGAAGACGGCTTCCAATGGCAGGCATCCATCGGATGCGACGTCCTCTCGACCCAGCGAATCAGGGAAGGCGATAAGGCCATCGTGAATGGCAAGGAAATCGTCGGCCCGGCCCGAGTCGTTCGGGCATCCCGTCTGCGTGAAATCTCGGTCTGCACCTTGGGTGCAGACGACCAGACCACAGCGTCCCTCGCCGCCTCGGCGGCACATTCCAAGGAGAATCCGATGAGCGCGAGCGTCATCAACGACGTGGCCGACGACAACAAGACCGAGGCTCCCGTCACCCCGGCGCCGGTCGCCACCGTCCAGGCCAGCGCTCCGGTCACGACCGCGCTCGCCCAGGTGGACGAGGATGCCATCGCGGACAAGGTCGCCGCGAAGCTGCTCGCCGCCCAGGCCAAGGCCGACAACCTCCAGGCCACCCGGAACTCCCGCGCCCAGGCCCCGGCCATTCACGCCGTCGAGACGTTCCAGGGCAACGTCACGGTCCTCAAGGCCGCCGCCTATCAGGCGTGTGGCATCAACGGGCTCGACGAGGAGTTCGACGACAAGACGCTCCAGGCCGCGCACACCAAGTACAAGGGTGGCATCGGCCTTCAGGAGTTGCTGCTGGAAGCCGCCTACGGCAACGGCTACACCGGCCGCGCGTCGTTTCGCGACGAAGGCAGCATGCGTCCCATCCTCCGCGCTGCTTTCGCCACGCACGACATCGCAGACATCCTGTCGGCCACGGTCAACAAGAACCTCCTCCAGGGGTTCAACTCCGTGGACAACACCTGGCGCCAAGTCGCCTCGACTCGCCCGGTCAACGACTTCAAGACGGTGACCTCGTATCGCCTCACGGGCGGCTTCGAGTTCGAAGAGATGTCCGGTCGCTCCGAGTTCAAGATGGCTGTCGCCGGGAACGCGAAGTACGAGAACGCTGCCCGCACCTATGGCATCGCCACGAACGTGAGCAGAGAGGACATCATCAACGATGACTTGACCTCGCTCTCGCAGATTCCGAGCCGGATCGGCCGCGGGGCGGCTCTCAAGCTGAATCGCGTCTTCTGGGAGAAGTTCCTCGACAACCTCCAGTTCTTCACGGCGGCGCTGAAGAACCTCGGGACGGGTGCGAAGAGCGAACTGTCGATCGACGGGCTCACCATGGCCGAGCAGATGTTCCTCGACCAGACCGACGACGACGGCTACCCGCTCGCCGTCTCCCCGACGATCCTGCTGGTGCCGACCGCGCTCAACGTGAAGGCTCGGAACCTCATGCAGTCCACCGAGATTCGCGATCCCCAGAGCAACAAGGCTTACGGGGTCCAGAACCCGCACGCCGGGAAGTATCAGGTCATCACGACCCCGTACCTCTCCAACGCGAAGTTCCCCGGCAACAGCAACTCGGCGTACTACCTGTTGTCCGCTCCGGCCGACCTGTCGGTGATCGAACTGTGCTTCCTCAACGGACAGCAGGCCCCGACCGTCGAGCAGGCCGACCTCGATTTCAGCCTGCTCGGCATCCAGATGCGGGGTTACTTCGACTTCGGCGTGGCGCACGTCGAGCCGCGTGGTGGCCTCAAGATGGACGGCAAGTGATTCACCGGCCCAACTGACCATCCCCTCCACCATCAGCCCAGGAGCATCCCATGCCC